AATCTTGCGATTCAGTCTTGTCGTTATCTTGACCGATAGATCACCATCGATGACACGAGTCGTGCCGTCGATCTGATCGTCAATCTTTAACATTCCCTTCATTTCATCTTCCAGCTTACGGCGTGTCTCAACGGCCTGACGCTCAGTTTCTTTGGCCTTGATCCATTCTCGGGACACGCGTTGTAGTCGTACACTTTCCATTACGCACCTCCAATCTTTTTAATTAACTTACCAAGATCCGGCTCTTCCCATTCCTCGAGCGCACCGGAACGATCCTTAGCCTGCCATGCAGAGTCGCCTTTGCACTTTAGCCCGTGCCAGATGTTGCCATCCGAATCTTTCTCAACGCGCAGAGCTAACAGCTCATCGAAAAAGTATGGAAGCTGCTGGCCGGTTTTGTTGCCGGGCATACTCGGGGCGTACAAAATCTTGCCAGTTTCATCCGTCATCTTTTCTAGCTTGGCGGTCATGTAAACGTGCATCGGTAGATCTCGAAACGCACGGATCAAGTCCGTAATCTTTTCCTGCATAGCGCCGTATGCTTGGCGTGGGTCTTTAGCCTGTTTTTTCTCGTGGTTCAAGACGACCTCGGCAATCTCAGAGATTGAATCGAGCGCAACAGATTCGTACTTCGATCCATTGTCAACGAGCCAGAGATACGCATCGCGCAGATCAGTCATCGATCCAACTTTGATGAACGGTAGATCCGCGTCCTTGATACTAAGTAATCCGCCCTCGGCAGAACAGATAATTGGATTTGGTAACGTTTTGATCAGCGTAGTTTTACCTGCGCCAGCCTGCCCGTACACCAACAGTTTTATATATGTCGTCGAAACATCCGACGTGCTTTGCACTTCAACTTCAATAGCCATATGGCCTCCTCTAATGTTATGGCGGTCTGGAATCAGTTCGCCAGTTAATATATTAACAGAGTTTGTCAGGTATAGGTATATATCCGCCAGACTCGATTAATATGCTTTCGTACTCAAAAAACGCCTCATCGCGATGTGACGGATTGCCCATATCAAGCAATGGAAAATGTTCGCCGATATCTTCGACGACCACCGACTCACCGTCACTCTCAACGACAAACACGCCAGATTCATTGATAACGCAATCAAGCACAGTCATGCTCGGATCCGCGCCGGACGTAGATATCAGGAAAACAATGGTTTTCGAATCGTTGTCCACTGGCGTAAATTTTTGTAGTTTCATTTTGTGCGTACCGTTCGTCAAGTTGCAACCACAGTATACATAAAAGCAACAATGCGATTACGCTCCCGACTAACACCAACAATAAGTTAGTAATAACGTGCATCCACTTTTCAATCATTCTGCATTCTCCCATTTCTCAACCATCACTGGCGTCACGATCTCCATAAAAATTCTAGCCTCCCTAGACATTTCTCTGGCATACGAATCAAATTCAGTATCCTCAAATTTATCGTGCAATATTTCTGCATACTCAAGCAACTCAGGTAGCTCTTTATTGTCACGAGTGATCAATGCCCACTTGCTATCGACTTTTAAAATTTCTGGGATGGCATGATCACGGTCAGCTGCCATTGCTAAAAACAATAAGTTAACTTTAATTACAATCATTTTGATCTCCTAATGTCTACACAGCGGATACACATCCACTTCTTAGCTGTCTTAGTTAATCTCCACCGACCGCCCTCGAGCGGTCGATACTGGTTACAGTAAGCGCAATGCCGCTGCCCAGTGGTCTGGGCAACAGCTTCACGCATCTTTTGCATTTGCTCGTTATGCTTCATGACAACTTGATGCTGAAAATAGCATTGTGAGTTGTGTACTTGCCGAGCGTGTCTGAGTCGACGCCGATATCAGCGCACAAAGTTTTGTAGTCGACAACTTTGCGATTGGCCTCGACATACGTTGCGGTAACCAATGCGCCTTCGACTTTTTTGACGTTGTTGGCATTGCAAAAATCTTTGAGGTTATCTTTTATTGCGTCGGCCTCTTTTTTTAATTGTGCCATTTGCTTAGTAAGCTCGCCGAGTCGGTCAACGTCTAAAGTGTTAATTAAAGTTCGCTCTGTTTTCATTTTGAATCTCCTATTATGTTAGGACTTGCGGCTAATTCCGTGTGTCCATGTAGGTTATTATAATGATATTGACGAACAACACAAGCGCTTTTGTGATTATTTATGAAATTAATTGTTACTGACGGTGGACGAAAGGACGCAGGGCTTAGAGGCAAGTTCACTGGGGACTGTGTAATCCGCTCGATTGCCTTGGCCTCGGACAGGCCGTACAAGCGTATATATAACGATTTCAGGGGCATGATAGCCAATAGGCTAGGATACATCCCCGAGGACGGCATACTGACTCAGAAACCGGCATTTAAGCGCTACATGGTCGAGTCTGGTTTCGTGTGGAACATCACCTGCCGCATTGGATCCCGTGACAGAGTCCATATGAACGCCGCCGAGCTGCCAATGGGCAGGCTAGTCCTATCGCTATCGAAGCACTATAGCTGTGTCATCGACCATACTATTTACGACACATACGATTGCAGCAACAACGGCAAGCGGATGGTGTACGGATTCTGGTCATTTGAACCAGCTTGAGTAGCTGAGTTTTTTTGTAGTTGTCGATCTCGAGTCGACGTCGATATTGTGCGTACATAGCACCTCCCTCGGTTAAAAGTTAGGCGCGTTCCTTCGACTGAGTAGTCTACTTCCGTCCGTTAGGATGAACGATGCCGCGATTTTAATCCCAGATTAATTTTCTATCAATGGTAAAATAATTGCTAAAACAAGCACAAAAGTGTTGATATCCTCGCTCAATCTGGTATTATTACTACATCGGGTCAACGGCAATCAAGCCAAAAGCCCTTAGCCAAGGAGATAGAAAATGACAACATATAAAATTTACCAAGTTAACTTTGACAGTGATTTTTTCAGAGACCACAGATTTTACGGCTGGGACAACACTGACATCTGCACCAAAAAAGATGTTAAAAACGCAATCTACGGCGGAGATTACAATTTCGTTGGTGAGATGAACGCTGAAAATCTTAACGAGTTATTTCACATCGGCAACACAGGCGGACAGCCAAACGGAGTTGCCAGTCTTTCAGTTGGAGATGTGATTGTTGACGAGAACGGCGGAACAATCGTAATCGCGCCAGAGGGCTTCGATCTTATCGGCTTCGATTTAACAACAGTTTAATTTTAACGGGGCTTCGGCCCCGACTTTTAGGAGATAGAAAATGGATAAAGATTTTGAAAACGCATTGATAGCAGTGGTCAAAGATGTAGTAAGTGATATAGATCATACAATAGAGTTATCTAAGGAATTAAGTCGCATGGGATTTGACGAAATTGGTGAAGCTTTAATATTGGCGGATGAGAATAATTTAGACTTACTTTGTGCGAGCCACCATCGTTTAATAACGGAAGCCAATATAAACTTACAGAACAAAGGAGATTCAAAATGAAATTTGAATTACGAGAAACACAGGCTATGAGTGTAGAAGAGTTGAAACGTAGGCTGCTAGTTGCTGGTTTATGTTACGACGAAGTAGATAGCGGCGTTGAGGGCCAAGTATGCTTATTATTTGATGTAGATGAAAAAGGGAAAGACATTTTGGCCTAACATCCGTTCCGGTTGGTAGCTAGTTATCAACCGGCGAAAGTTTGGACACTTAACCGGCTAGGTGTCCTTTTTTTATTTATGTTGATTTAGTTCTTTTGTTTCGCTAAACTCAAAAAAAACGTCATAACTAGGAGAATCAAATGGAAGTGAAAGAAATTCAGCGATTGCTGTCTGATAGAAACCTGCGCGAGATCAGTCGCCGCACCAATATCGGTTACTCGACGCTACGCGCTATCGTCAAGAATGAGGATGCTGATCCGGCTATCTCGACGGTAAAAAAATTGATGGAGTATTTCTCAGCTACCTGTCCAAACTTGGAACGTGGCTAACATTGAGGACATCTGGGGGGATGGCAGTAAGCGTTTGGTCGATCCACCTGAAGTCCAACTCAAGAACGCAATCATTGATGCTGGCCTCGAGCCGCCATCGGAGATAATACTGGATGGCAAGATACACCGATTCAGATCAGGTTCCAAAGGCCGAGGCGGTTACGGCGATAAGAGTGGCTGGTATATTGCTTTTGGCGATGGTGTATGCGCAGGAAAGTGGGGATGCTGGCGTTTTGGCATCGAACACAAATGGATCGCCGACATTGGGCGCGACCTCACGCCGCATGAAAAGATTACCTTTACGAGACGCATGGAAGAGGCGCGGCAGGCGAGGGAAGCGGCAGAGAAACTAATGCGCGATAACGTCTCGGACGTTGTCAATAAGATCTGGGCTGAGGCTGCCGAGGCCACAGCTGATCATCCGTATCTGGTCAAGAAAAAGATCCAGCCTAACGGCGCTCGAGTCACGGGCGATGGTCGATTGATCGTGCCACTGTTTAACAGTGACGGCGAGATGACTACCGTGCAATACATCGACTCGGATGGGGGCAAGCTCTATCACTCCGGCGGCAAGACCGGCGGATCGCTTTGGCGTATCGGATCTAATCAGGATGCGCACAT